TCGCCATCCAGTCAGCAGGAGTGGAGCGAGGACGCAACGGCTTCCGCAAGAACAAGTCTATGGAGAAGCAGACGGAATCAGAAGAAGACCTTCTCGAACACCGCACCGATGGCACCGATGCCTTCGATACCCTATATATCGGCTGCGAGAAGTTCCCATAGCACGATTTGTACCCAATTTGCGTGGGTGGGGTGAGATAATACAATAAAACGGAGGAAATGCCGTTTTTATGGTATAACTTTGTAAGGTTAAACTAAATAATGAAAAATGAAGAAATTCGTGATTTGCCTTCTCGCTTTTCTTATTTGTGGTTGTAGAAGAACGATTGATTTCGATTTCGACACCTACAAACAATCTCTCCATATCAGTAATGGCTATTTTTATGACTTATGTTTTGAAAATGACTCCGTTCTTCCAAATGGAAAATCATACGAAGGCGCATTATTTTTGATATGGCAAGATTCATTATGTGTACCTCCTACAAAAATTGATTTGAACAACTATATTCCAAATGGATATATTGTTAGCCGTGGTGGAATACCATCATCTGAAAGAAAGATAAAACTAAAAGCGAACTCCACCTATACAATTTCATCCACAGGCTTGGGTGCTGTGGAATGTCGTATTAAGGCTTGGACAAATCGCAATGGGAAAATTTTAAAAGCAGTCAAATATTGACTATAAAAACCTAATCTTAGAATCCTTGAAAAGAAAAGTTGAATGTTCAATCAGAAATTTTACTATATGTGGCAAAAGTATTTCATAGTAATAATTTTGTTCTGTTTGTATGCCTGTAAAGGTGAAAGAAAAGAGCAAAATACAAACTCAACAATAATTGAGAAGAAATGGGCGAAAGATTGCAGTAATGATTCCAAAATTCATGTTTTATCGTCTAATGCTCAATTTGCAAATGGGAAAATAGTTCTAACGAATAAACAGGAATATATGCAAATGACAAAAGATTGCATATATAATGTAGAAACTCTTGTTGCGAAATATCTTGACGACAAAGATAACGGACAATATGAAAAACAAACTTTTTTTATATTATGCTTAATAATCTTGATTTATATCAAGTAAACACAATGCGCAAACGAAAAGGAATTAGAATTTTATACGTTGCGCACCTCTTCAAATGCAGAGGTCGGAAGCCACGCAAAAAAAGCGTGTCCCGATTGACAATATCAAGGCAAGGCAAGGCGAGTGGCTGGCGCCGTCAAGCTAAACGGCGTTGTTTGTTATCGGAATGTTAAACCAACTACAAAACGCCTCGAAATAAATGGGGGTGCGAGCACTCCCCCCATTTCTTTCGAGACGTGTTGAGAACGGATTCGGGACTGCTGCGCAGGGCTGAGATGAGTAGCTGCGTAAAGGTTTTTAGGGGACTGCGCCCGAGCTGTCGCTCTCCTGCTTTGTTGTCGTTGGCTGCGTACCGAAAGGCATTCGGATATGTTAAAAGGCAGAGAAATAAAAACGCGCGCAGGCGAAAGAACACCCGCACGCGCAAATTAGATAACAATGAACAAACAAATAAAAGGTCCGAAAATAGACCAAGCTAAAATAATAGCAAGAAGTGTCAACAAAACACAAACTAAAAACTTTATATATTTATCCATGTTGCAAAGATAATCATTTTTTAGAAGAACGATGCTCGACAATGGTTCTTTTTGTAGTAGGCGCTTTGGATTGGCGGCGAACATTGATAGCATCAAAAAGTAGCTGCGTAAATTTAGAGGCATTTTCATAACCAAGAACAGCAGCTAAAACGGCTTTATCATGTGCATCTAAGTTTTCACCTCGTTGAACTTTTGCTAAAGCATCTCTAAAACCATACGAAGACATCATAACTTGCTGCATGTCGTGGGGTAGGGCATCATACCACGCCTTAATACGTCCACTATGTAAAATAGAAAGAGTATCGTCTTTACCTTCACTCTTAATATCTGTTTCAACATCATATAAATCGCCGTGTTTACGAGATTCATAAGCGGATGCATGATTACGAACAACAGCAGAACGACTTTCAGCTGCGGAAGCATTATTTTTGTTAATCTCGCTAAGTTGTACACGTGGCTTGCCTTTTTCTGTAACAATTTGAGCGTCCGTAAGGTCGTAAACCTTTTTAAGGTTCTCAAATTCTTGGTAAGCCTTTTGCAAATCTGCGTCGTTTTTAGAATACTGAAACATTGCATTAACTTCCTCAATGGCTTGAAGAGCTTGGGCACGCTTGGCGTTAGCTTCCATCTCGTCAGTTTGTGCGCTCTGTTGTCTATCATAGTATTGTTTATCGACAGCAAATTTAAACGCATCTTTAGCATAGTTAAGCATACTAACGCCAATATCTTGCTTTTGCTTACCTATCTCTAAAGCGTTTTTGATTGCACGGGTAGCATTATCAATGTTTTTAGCATTGGTATCTGCATCAACATTGCGACGTTGAGCGTTAACCAAACTATTTTGCAAGAAAGAACCAAAAGCGGTAGAAAGTTGTTGCCCATAACCTTGCGGAGATGGAACAGAAACGGGGCTTGCTTGGTCTACATTGGCAGAGCTTGTAACATTACCGTTAGAACCAAAAGCAGTGTTATAGCCTGCTTGTTCCATACCACGCTTATGCAATAAGGCTTGATCTTGTGTAAGCTCTCTTTGTCGGTTATATGCAATAGTAGCATTTTCTTTGTTAATTTTGTCCTGCTTCTGCATTAGGTATTCTTGGTTAGATGTGTCCATAAGACCACCAAGTAAAGAACCGCCAGCAGCACCGACAGCAGGGGCTAAACCATCTAAAAAACTCATAAATTATAATTTAAAAATGGGGGAAAAATCCCCCATTAATTAGTTAGTATCAAGATTTATGGTACTATTATCACCATCGCCAACGGTATCGTAAGAGTTTTGAACTGGTTTCATCCAGTTAGTTAACTTGACATCGAAAACCGTCTGACAAATGAAGTTATCATAAAGAACGTCATCAGCAGTAGGATAAAACGAACCAGAGTTATAAAACAAGCGGTTGAAGTTAGACAAAAAACCATACTTGCAAACTTGCTGCCAAGAGGTAGAAGCATAAGGGGCAATGTTATCAGCAATACGGAGGTTAAATTTATACTTATCCGTTTTATTAGGAGTAAGAGTAACCGAAGTATTAACAATATAACGGTCGTTAAAATATGGCAACAAATCACGCTTAAAATAACCGCAACACATATCACCGTTAACAATGTTTTTCTTTGTCTTAAAACCGGTGTAACGAGGAACAAAACCAAAACTATCGGTTGAAAGGTCACGTGTATTGAGACCATCAGAAACAAAGTTATCGGGTAGAAAAACACGGGCAGGTGTGACCTCATAGCCAAGCGCATCAAATTCGGGGTGTGGAATAGTGTCGTTGTCTACAGCGTAAAGAGTAGGGTCGTTACCTTGGAAAATGTTAGCCTGTGGAACAATACAAGACATAACAAAAAGAAAACCATGTTTTGGTGCTTCAAAGTTGAAAAACTCTTTACCAAAGCCGACGCCCTTACCGGCATAAGCTCCAAGATAATCACCTTTATGTTCATTACCGACATCGGCAGTTTCAGAAGTACTAAATACATCGTCTATATCAATAGGGGTACGCCATTCTGATACGTTAAAAGAATCTTTGAAAAGGCTAAAAGACACATCAGCACCATAATGCACTTTAACCCAATCAGACATACGACGACCAATAACACTATCTTTAGCGACATAAGTAGAAAGACGCTTCAAGACATCAAGTGTCAACTGGCTAAAATTATTGCCAGTCTGTTTAGGTAGTCCGTTAGACTGCTGCATAATATTGGTAGTATTAGTGTTAGAAAGATAACCAGGAGAAACAGCAGGAAGTGAAGCGTTGTTAGTAATCTTAACACGATGAGAAGCAATATAACTATTACTATCGGTATAGTAGAGTTCGCCCAAATCATCAAGGAAACTAAAGAATTGGGATGAAATATTGTCTTCACTGCTAAACATAGTAGAAGAGAAATCAGTGTAAGAGTCCCATATTTCCATAATCAGACGATAACAATTTGTTGTTTCAAACTGAATATCACGGGTAAGACCGAAATAGTTAAAATATGCCTTATAATACGCCAAAATAGGAGCAATAGAAAGGTGGGAAGTATCTCGAGCAACAAGAGAAAAACCCAAACCAACAAGTTGTTTTCTAATTCGCTTAGCACGGTTAGAATAACGAATACAATAAATATATTCAGTAGTAGAACTTGGAGAAGGCTTAGTATGTACAATATAGTCGGAAGATTCGGGGGTTATAATGTCTTCAGTAAAACGCATCTTGTAGAATGGGTCAAGATAAGTACAAGCGGATTGTAAAAGAGACAAAGAGGAAACACCGAAATACTTTGCAAAAGCAAGATAAACAGCATCATAAACAGAGCCTTGCGTCAAATTCATAAGAGAATACTCCGAAGAATTATTAGGACGAGAATATACGGCAATATCAGAGCGCAAACAAAGGTGCATTTGCAAAAGCATATTATCAGTATAGGGCATTTCAGTCGGTGTGAAGGTCTTAGTAAGACCTGCAAAAGGAATACCACTAAGAAGACTTTCGTAATACGGTACAACATCCGTCATAAGAACAAAACGGGCATAATTCTGCAAATACATACGGGCAAAAGATGGGGTAGGCATAGGAGCCAAACGCACAAGTTGGCGAGTGTTGACTTTTATCTTACTACGAGGTTCCAGGTACTGCGACAAAAGGGGCTGCAATACACCGAAGTCCATAGTAGTATTATTATCAAAACTCATATCATGCGTGTAACTCTTATGTGCAGGAGTGCCCAAAAGAATTGATTTAAACGACATAATATAAAAGTTTAAAAATGAATAAATTACTCTTTAGGTTCTTCAATAGGAAGATTAGCAACGACACTTGACGCATCAGTTGCGGGGTTATCGAAAATTACTGGGTTAACAGGTGTAAGAGGAACGCCAGCAGCCAAGAGAGCGGAAAGTTTATAATCTTCCGTCTTAGGCAAAGATGAAGTAAGTTCAGAGGTTTTAACAGTAATACGAGTGTGGACGGCAACACCGTCTACAATATCAGTCTGCAAAACATCTTCGAGAACCTCACGGGGTTTCTCTAAAGGAGGTGAGAAATGAATGTTTCTAAAAGCCATAAAGTAAAAATTAAAAGTTTAACATAAGTTTTCAGGATAGCCAAAGACGCCCTGAGCGTGTTTGGCTTTCTGAATAGATTCACCATTTTTTTTGTAATGCTCTAAGTTGTCTTGTTCAAGAGCAATGCAAAGATTAATATATTTGTCTTCAAATGTCTTGTATTGGTTGAGGGTTTCAAAGCTTAAATTATCGGATAAAGGAGGAGCTTCGGGGAACATAGAGGACTCTAAAAGAATATCCGAAAGAGCAATATTATCATGCCTCAAATAGTAGATACTTTCCCAGTTATCAATATTCCAAAAGTTTTCATCATTATCTCCAAATTTTAAATAAAAAGCCTTAAGTTGTGTATCTGTAAATTGCTTTAAAAGACAATGCCAAAGAGCATGATTTTTGAATTGAGAACGAATAAACAAGGAGGGCAAGCCGAATGTATCTGACTTGGTTATTAGCTTGTTCTGCGATACTAAAAGCATACGTTCGTAAATCTTTTGTGTAACACGTTCAACACGTTGCTTAAAATGAAACCAAAGCCACTTAGAACCAAAAGGCGATAACACTCTTTCATACACCTTTTTATGGGTCTTTATAGAATAAAGTCCAAAGTGGATATTTTCATACATAAGGCGAGAAACTGCAGTATCCCAAAGTTTAATATACTTTTGTTGGAGGGTGCTCCAAACACCTTTAGTAATGAGGTCTTCAATGTCCTTAGACGAACCATTAGCAACTATTCTTGCTACAGGAGCAAAACCGATGTTATTAGACTTCCAAGACTTCGGGCAGTGGTTGCGAAACTCTGGGCAGTTTTCGTAAAGAAATGAAACGTCGGGGTTATTCATGTAGGCAAGGTCTTTGCAGATATACTTACAGACATACTTTGCACCTGCTTTCTGTGAGCGAAATCGAGGGTCTTTGTTACGTCCTTTGGAATCGACATAGACACCAAATTTACCAAGTTTTGGGAACATATAACCAAGTTCACAAGTAGGCTTAAAATGTCCGTTATCATCACGTTCATAAAGCCAATACCAACAAGTTCGACACATCTCTACAAATTCCATATATCTTGAACCATCACGGATAAGAAAAATAGAATGATAGTGGGGGCGTTGCGTATTTTTGCCGTACTCGGAGCAAATAAAATGACGAAAAAAGTCGTTACCAAACATTCGACGTGAACGGGTTTTAACACGGTCTAAGAACGCCAAAATATCGGAACTTGAAAAACACTGAACGGTACGACCGCCACGGGTAAAAGTAGGCAGACAAGCGTTGTTATAGGTGAAAGTAAGCATTAAGCCAATACCACCATTCTTGTACCATTCTTCAACCTCAAGGCAAAGACGGTCTTCCCATGTTGTTTTACGTGCATCTCTACAAGATTCACAAGAACCACACGGCACAAAATTGCGGTGAGAGGACAAGGACGGCACGAAGTAACGAGCGTTACTCTGAATGGTGATAGGACTTAAACACATAACTAAAGCGAACAAGAAGTAAGGAATGTAACCACAGACGAAAGCACGGCTACAATAATGTTAATAACGAGTTCTTTCCAATTTTTAGATTTCATAACCAATAGGGCGGAATGATGTAAATGAATAAAGTTTTTCTTTAGTTGGTAAATCGGGTTCAGTGGTGAAACACTTAGCGAAGTCCCGAAGCTGCTCAAACTGGGTAGAGAGAACAGAGCAATTAACGTCGGCAAGGGGGCAGAACGTTTCTAAATGCATAAAAGGGAGTTCAACACCGTTGTAATAATGTACCTCAACACCAAGCGGAGCAAGTTTACCAATAACAGAGGTAAGTATTTGCAAATGAGCCTTAGAAAGACCGCTGAACGATACTTTGTAAGTACCGTTCTTGCGGTTGCGAGAAATATAAGATTTTACCATAATATTAAGACAAATCTAAAGTACGTTTAGCCTTTAAAGGCTTGAACTTTTTAACATGTTTCCAACACATTTGATAAGTATGCGACTCGTCCAGGCGATAAAGCACCGTTTCACCATCCAAGAGATGTAAACAACAAAAATCCCAAAAAACGTCTTCATAGTCTTGTGCATACATAAGACGGTCATAAGCAGTAACAACTGCTACATTGTTAGCAGTAGTCACTAATTTGTATTTTTTCAAATCTTTCATAATGTTATGTGTTTTGTTTTGACGCTGCAAATATAGACGAAAAAACTATAACGGACATTATTCTAATAAAAACAATACAATAGATTGTTATTTTAGACAATACTTATGCTATAAAGAAAATATGCATCTTTTTGTATTCGCAAATCTGTATGCATATAGAACTACAAAATATGAAATAAATACGACCAACGCATTTGCAGATAATCCTAAAAATCATGTTATTAATCCTCTCAATGGCAACAATAAGGACTATAAAATGTTGTTAGTGAACTTATCAGAAAGGTCAATATGTAGTTTTCATTAAAGTTT